CCGCCACTCCCACCCTGTAATCAATAAATCACGACCACGCAATCCCATAATGTCATCGTCACGTAGCTTAAGTGGCGATTTTTCTATTACAGGAAATGGGTTCCCACAAGCGGGGCAAACCATAAGCGAGATATGCACTAACTCTTGGCAATTGTCGCAGACCTTAACTGGCGCATCGCCTGAGCCTTCGTTTGTGCCAGGCTTTGATGAGGGGTTAATTGCGGTGATCGGGCCATGTGTGGCGACCACACCCGCAAAATCAAGCACTAGGCAATGATCTGTGTGCGATTTAGGTCTAAGCCCACGACCTGCCATTTGAACGTATAGACTGGCACTCATAGTCGGGCGTAGCATGGCAATCAAATCAATATCAGGATAATCAAATCCAGTTGTTAAAACATTTGCATTAGTAAGTGCTTTTAGCTTGCCCGATTTAAAGTCAGCAATCATGCGATCACGGTCTTTCATTGGCGTGTCACCTGTCACGCAGTCAGCAGCAATATTAAAAGCGTTTAATACTTCGGCTATGCTTTTAGCGTGATCAACACCCGTACAAAAAAGTAGCCAATGCTGACGGTCTTGCGCTAAAGACACAATTTCTTTAACAATATTAATGTTCTTTTGTTGATTGTTTACTGCCGCTTGTAGCTCTGACTCAATGTACTCGCCCCCACGTTTATGTACACTCTTTAAATCAAAACCCTCATCGGTTAGCTTAGAGCGTAAAGGGGCAAGAAATCCTTTGTGCATCAATTCCTCAATCTTTACGGGTTCAATTAAGGCGTCAAACAATGCAGGCTTGTCAGTAATTAAGCCATGCCCTAAACGGTAAGGTGAGGCGGTTAAGCCAATAATGCGAATAGCAGGGTTAATAACTTTAAGATCACTTAACAGGTGACGGTAGCCTCCCTCGTCTTTATGTGACACCAAATGGCACTCATCAATAATTACCAAATCGGTAAAGCCAATCTCTTTTGCTTTTTTACGCACAGACTGAATACCCGCAAAAGTAATCGGCTCGCCTAACTGCCTCTTTTTTAGGCTTGAGCTGTATATACCCATCGGAGCACCCCTCCAATGCAAGCGCATTTTCTCAGCATTTTGCTCAATTAACTCTTTTACATGGGTCAGCATAAGCACCCTGGTTTCAGGCCATGTCTGAATAGCGTCTTTGCAAAGAGCAGCAATCACATGAGATTTTCCACTACCTGTTGGCATGACTAAACAAGGGTTGCCTTCGCTATTATTGGCAAACCAAGCGTATAACTGGTCTATGGCTCGTTGTTGGTATTCTCTAAGCATTAGCCTGTAATCTCCGCATCAAAGTCTTTTCTTAATGCTTGAACAAAATTGTCAGCATTAAGGCAAGCGTCTACGTTGCTCAGAATCTCTTTGCTTGTAAACACATCGGGCGCTTTCTCGCCATTCTTAATTTCTTTACCCTTAACAATGTAGATGGCTTGCCATTCTTTATCGCTTTCTTTGCGCTTCCAAGGCACAAGATCAGGGTGAATAACGTGACTGCCACACCCCGTGCGCTGAAACTCTACAGGTATTTCATTGGCATCGTGACGCTCACATCGCCACGTTGAATCTTCTAACGGCGTCACATTGGCGCAAGTGCGACAGTTTGATTCTTTAGTTGGCTCTTGCTTATGACAAAACTGGTAAGCATCGCAAAATTTGCATTCGTACCAACTGGGGTCAGTTGATAAAGGTGGGGGCATACGCTCTTCTAGTGCTAATCTCTTGCCTCGGGCTATGGCTTTGTCGGCGGCCTCCTTTTCATAGTTCACACGCTCGGTGTAAATGCGGTCATCGTCTTTGCACACAGCTAGGTAAAAAGCTCGGTCTATGTTTGTTCCTTGCATATAGACCTGCATCTGCACCCAGTGCATTGGCTTAGACTTCTTGACGCCGTTCTTAACCATGTCGTCAAACGACTTCTTGCTGTGTGTCTTAAACTCAGCAACGTGACGCTTGTTTGGTGCTTCAGGCAAGCCACCTTCAATCACGCCATCAATGCTCCCTGACACATGAGCGCCAAAAGTTACCCGAGCTTGGTTCTCATTGGTGTTTCTAATGTCAACCCCAATATCTCTTAGATCACGGACAATAGTTGTTTCTTCCATTTGCCCACGCCTAAATAAGCGCAGCACTCGGCCAGGAAACTGGGGCAACACAGCCCACCTAAAAGACAGCCAAAGCCATCTGTCACACGGGTGTCCTAGAGTGCTTGCACCCATATGGGGTCGGGGTAGCTCTGCTATCTTTTCGTGATGAGCGTCAATCAAATTTTGCACGTTGTGCATCGGCTCGGGTATAATCATTTTCATCTCCTTGGGTGTAAATCCCAACTTTGCCCCTAGCGAAAACTAGGGGCTTTTTTTGTTTAATTCGCTTTTTGCCAAGGAGGTGCTGATTTACTTGTCTCAGATGTCTTTGCTACTGGTTGTGCAAAAGATGCTACTGGCTTGCTGCCTTCTATTGCCTTGTAGCCCTTAACCTCATTAGACGCACCGTATTGACCCTCTGCGGCCTTCACAGTTACCTTGATAGATAATGCTCCACCAATTAACTGATCGGTGTTTGTCACACGAGCTAACCCTATTGCTCGCATAATGTCGCCTAAGTTCTGACGACCTATTTCTTCAGCCTGACTGTTTTGGTTGCGAATGTTAATGTTGCTAAACACCACACGACCTTGCCCGCTATCACCTGTAATGTCAAAGCGAATCTTAATGTACTCGCCTGTACCATTCTTGGTTTGCTTAACTTCTGCGCTATGCACAAATGCTGTGTACCAACCAGCTGGTAAAAGATCATAGTTGTTTGTGCCAACGGGTAATTGTTCTACATCAAATGTTTGGTTAAGTTCCATGATTTATTCCTTTGGGATAATAATTGAAAATGAAGGGCGACCAGGTGTCGTCGTAATTGCATCCAACAGCAAGTTAGTAATACTAGGGTCTGTCGCTTTCCAAACCGTTGTGTTTATCTCAGGCTTGAATCTAAACAGTGCGCTGATGTGGTCTTGCAATCCATTTGATAACGCCAATTCTTGCAACTTCTCAGCGTCTACCTTGCGGTTCATGCGCCCAACTACCTTGATTTTGTAGTCGCCACATTCGGCGTTTTCAGTGCCTTCAAGCGCCTCTGGAATGCCTAGGAGTGATAAAAGTCTGTCCTCGGTCTTGCGTCGCCATTCGATAGCCTCGGTTTCTGAGGCTTTGGCTTTAATCCATGCCTGCGTTAGGACTTCTAAATTGTCCATTAATCAGTGCTCCTTTCAATCATTTCGTCCGCAATTTTGTATGCTGTTTCTGTAATTTCAAAGACATTGTCAACTTGCTCAGACTTGTATTGTCTTGTGGCATCCAAATTTGCTGTAATAATTAAAGATTGCATTGCTTTTGCTGCGAAGTAATCACGAGCAGAAATTCCTCTTTGGAATTCTTTTAAGTTTTCATCACTAAGGGGGTATGCGTATTCCATAATTAGCCACCCATCTTGGCGATGATTGCTGATAAGTCAGGCGCTTCCCATGCGCCTAGCTTGCCTGAGCGGTCTTTGGCAAGCCAAATACCGTCTGAGTCGCACATCAGCGCCCGTTGCGCCACGCCATCCGCATCTTTCTCCACACGGAGTGCGAGTACTTCGTCAAAGAAGTAAGGTAATGATTGCCCTGTTTTGTTGCCCGGCATACTAGGGGCGTAAAGCAATCGCCCTGTTTCATCTTGCGACTTCTCGCACTTGGCGGTAAAGTAAACGTGCTTACCTGGTATGTCACGAAATGCACGAATGATGCTAGCCATTTGCTCTTGCATAGCGCCATAAGCCTGACGTGGGTCTTTAGCAATCTTTTTTTCATGGTTCAATACCACTTCAGCAATCTCAGAGATTGAATCAAGGGCAATTGAATCAAAACTTTTACCCTCATCTGATTCAGTCAACCATTGATATGCTTCCATCAAAGTTTCATAAGAGTTCACTTCTACATAAGGCAAGTTTGCATCTTGGATTGACAGCAATCCACCTTCGGCAGAGAGCACAACAGGGTTGGGCAAAGTAGGGATAAGTGAAGTCTTGCCAGTGCCTGCATTGCCGTATACAAGCATCTTCACACCATTGGCAGATAAGCCACTTGTGGACTTTAGGTTAATAGCCATTTTTAGTTCCTTTTGTATCACTGGGCGGACAATCCGTTTAGTGAGTGTTGATAATTTAACAAATTAAAGTTATGATGTCAAGACAGCATGACAAATTAAATGGAAATAATTATGAAAACACAGGAAGCAGTAGAGTATTTTGAGGGTCGCAAGGCTCTTGCAGACGCTTTGGGGGTATGGCCTCAAGTCATTTACCAGTGGGGCGAATACCCACCTATGGCTCGGCAATACGAGATAGAAGTTAAGACTAACGGGAAGTTAAAGGCAGATAAATAAAATGAAAATAGAATTAGAATCATATGCATTATCTGCTTTTGATGTTTTACTCTGCCCTTCTTGTGGCGAAAATAACTTGCATCAAACTAGCGCATCTGTTTATTTTAGGGATAAAGAAGACAGCAATGAAGGTAATTTTGTTCATTTAAATAATAAATACATTGAAAAAATTGATAATACGCTTAACCCTTCTGATAGAAGAGATGGAATTTTAATTGCTTTTGAGTGCGAGCATTGTGAGGCAGACCCTCATTTAACTATTGTGCAGCATAAGGGCGCTACATATATAGAATGGCTGTCTATTCGTAATTTTGTGAAAGGTTAATTTTTATGACTGACATAACCCACATACTAGGCAAAGCATTTGAGCCACCGTTAGAAATACGACCTGCTAGACCTGAAGATCAATTGCGCGATTTAATAATATCGGCAAATATACTACCCCCTGACGAAATTATTATTGACGGGCAAATTCACCGATTTAAGTCAACGCCTAAGTCAAAAGACAAGTCAGGTTGGTATGTTGTCTATAGCGATGCCTTGCCAATGGGTCGTTTTGGGTGCTGGCGCTCAGGTGTTGAGGGTTCGTTTCGTGCCGACGTTGGGCGCAAATACACCGCAGCCGAAGAGATGTCATTTATTAAGCGCATGGCAGAGGCCAAAGCACTTCGTGACTTAGAGATTAAGGTGCAACGCGAGAAAGCAGCAAACACAGTTGAAATCATTTGGTCTGAGTGCACAGGCGCTCACCCTGAGCACCCCTACTTAAAACGTAAAGGGATTGGCGTACATGGCGCAAGGGTTACGGGCGATGGGCGCTTGGTTGTGCCTTTGTACGATGATGATGGCGAAATATCGAGTCTGCAATATATCTCAGCCGATGGCAAGAAACTGTATCACACAGGGGGCGCTACGGGTGCTCGATTCTGGGTTTTAGGCGAGATGGATAAAACACTATATATTGCGGAGGGTTTTGCTACCGCAGCCACTATTCGTGAAGCCACAGGCAAGCCAGTCGTTATTGCTTACTCAGCATCAAACTTAGTGCCCGTCACAGAAATTATGCGAAAGCGCTATGGTGTTACTCAAGACATTGTTATTGTTGCAGACAATGATGTTAGCGGTGTAGGTCAACGATACGCTGAACAGGCAAGTGCCAAGTATGGGGCTAGGGTAGTGATGCCACCTGAATCTGGCGATGCCAATGATTATGTTCAAGCAGGGCATGATTTGCTCGGGCTTCTTGAGCCACCTAAAGACGATTGGTTAGTTGCAGCAGATGAGTTTTGCGCTAAACCAGACCCGATCTCATGGCTCATTAAGGGTTGGGTGCAAACCGATGCGCTGATTATGGTGCACGGGCCAAGCGGGGGAGGTAAAACTTTTGTCGTACTTGATTGGTGCTTGAGAATTGCATCGAATACACCAGAATGGTTTGGTCAAAAAGTCAGATCAGGTGGTGTAGTTTACTTAGCTGGCGAGGGTCATCACGGATTAAAGGCTCGTATATCGGCTTGGAAGCACAAGCATGGCGTTAAACAGTTGGATATGTGGCTATCTAAAGACGGGTGCGATTTAAACACGCCTGCGGGGTTTCAACGCGTTTTAGACCATATCAGGCGATTACCTAATAAGCCTCGCGTCATAGTAGTGGATACACTACACCGATTTTTGGCGGGTGACGAGAATAGCGCACAAGATGCTAAGACGATGCTAGACGCTTGTTCTGCACTTATGGCTGANTTTAATTGCTCGGTGATACTAGTGCACCACACAGGCGTATCAGCAGAGGCACAGAATCGNGCGCGTGGNTCAAGTGCATGGCGNGGNGCTTTNGATATTGANGTGTCAATTGTCCCTGCTAATAATGGNAGNCCACTAGAGATACACCAAAGAAAGTCAAAAGATGCTGANTTGTCTACCTCTTTATTCGCTGAGTTAGAGCAAGTTCAGTTGCCAAATTGGTTTGATGAAGACGGTAATCAGGTAACAAGTGCGGTACTGATTCAGTCAAATAAAACACCCATTAAGAAAGATAACCCGCTTAAAAAGCATACCGACAAGATTGAAGCAGCTTGGTGGCACACGGGGGCGGAGTTGGTTAATGATCTGCCTTATGTTTCGAGAAGCGGGATTATGGAGTACCTGACATCGAATCTTGCGATGAAAGAAACGGGAGCAGCGCAGGAGTGCAAACCGTCTGCAAAAGGCAAGATGATTTATGAATTGTTAAGCGCAGGCGTTATTGAGAATCATTCTCATGGATTTATATTTGTGGACAGCGACTACTCTAATGAGTTGTTAATGCTTAAAAATGCTAGAAAGTAGCCGTACCAAACGTACCGTACCGTACCTTAGCGTACCTAGGTACGTTGTGACAAAGGCGAGAAAACGTACCGTACCGTACTACTACTCTTAAGAGTAGGTACGTTAGGTACGCTTCGATGTGCGTAGTTTTAGTACTAAAATGTAAACTGTTAAAAAAGGGATAAGAAATGACAATTAACGATAAACAAGTAGGCGGCAATCATTATTTACTAAACATCGAGCCTTGGGATTACATCATCGCAAACAAACTTGGCTACTTAGAGGGTAACGTGATCAAGTACGTTACACGCCACAAAAGCAAGGGTGGGCGTGCGGACATACTCAAAGCTATTCACTACCTTGAAAAAATACTCGAGGTTGAGTATAAGGTGGAGAAATGAAATATCTATCAGT